CAGCCGATGCCGCATTTCGAGTCGATAGACTACCATCGCTATTTCCAGAACCCGGATGCGGTGGATGTGGCTGGGAAGGACGTGCATTTCTGCGGAGACTTCGTGGATATACCCTTGGACGAGGTAAAGAGCTGCTACGCGCACAGCAGGGCGCAGGAGCAGGCTATCGAGGACATCTACCAGCATGAAAGCCACATTCTCCCGGTGATGTACCAGTCTTTCGTCCAAGCCAACCCTGCGGCGAAGACCTTCCTCGGTACGGCCAGCGACGGAAACTGCCGGGTAATCCGTGTCTGCCGGATGGAGGGATTCTGGGACCTTACAGTCCACGACTACGCAGACGCTTCCTACGAGACCTACTCTACACGGGAGTACCCCGACAAGGAGAAGGAAATCGTCGAGGAGATAACCCGCAGAAAGAAGATGGCGAGGGATATGGGCGTTGACTACGACGACCCGGCCTTCCAGTTGAAACTCGTTTACGAGAAGAAGTACGTCCGCCGATGGGTGTACTACCATCTATCCCCGTGGGGTCATATCCTGTGGACGGCCGAGAACCCCTACCAACACAACAGCCACTCCTACGTCGCCAAGTTCTATCCTCTGTTCCAGGGACAGGCATACGGCATGGTGTACGACCTCATTGACCAGCAGCGGATGATAAACCGTATGCTCATCAACCTCGACTTCGCCATGTCCGCCAGCCAGCAGGGCGTCCTCATCGTGGACGAGAACAGCCTTACGGACGACATGGACATCGAGGACATCGCCGAGGAGTGGGTCAAGTACCGCGGCGTCATCAAGCTCAAGCTCAAGGACGGTGCACAGGTTCCCGTACAACTCGCCGGGCACCAGGTGAACATCGGCCAGTTCGAGATGGTGAACCTGATGATGAAACTGATGATGGACATCTCCGGTGTGCAGGGAGCCATGCAGGGGAGGGCTCCGGCTGCGGGAACCCCGGCATCCCTTTATAGCCAGCAGGTGAACAACTCGCAGATAAACGTCCTGGACTACTCCGAGGCGTATGCGTGGTTTATCGAGCAGCGCGACTACAAGATTCTTCAGATCATTCAGCAGTTCATGCCTTCCGGTTACTCCCCGGCGCCGGACGGCGCAAGCGAGGAGGCGAAGTTCTACGATGCTGACGAGGTGCGGAAGTACAAGCTCAAGAACGCGGTCCGCCGTTCGATGGACATGTCCGTCGTTCGCCTTTTCCACGAACAGCTCATCGCTAACCTGCTCATGGGCGGTGCCGCTACCATTCAGCAGTATGCGCAGATGGGTGTTCCCTTCGGTCAGGACCTTCTCGGAAAGCTCTCCCAGGCGCAGGCGCAGGTCCAGTCCGGGCAGGGTATCAGCGAGCAGCAAATAGCAGATATACAATCCTCGCTTCCCGAGGTGGACCCCGCACGGATGGCTGCAACAACCCGTTTCGCACAAAGATAAAGGAGGTAAGTCATGGAAATAGATAGAACAATCACAAACCTTTGGACCATCACTCTCCATGAGAGCGAGGTCTTTGCCAGAGTAACGGACGAGTCGCTCCAGGCCGTCTATCAGCGAGCCGAGTCGAACCCCAAAGAAGATGGTGCGGTCATCACGGATGACGACCGGGCCTTCTTCGAGCGGTATTACCGTGCGGCCCTTGCCGAGCTTTCCGCACTTCTCGCCAAGCGTACCACCAAGTACGGCGGAGGTATTCGCAACGAGCGCGATACGGATACCGGATTCATCACGACAATCTACACGCTTGCGATGACAGACAACCACGAATCGGACCTTGTGCAGGCGCTATCATCCCACTGTCTGGAGTTCATCATCGCGAAGGTGCTGGAGAAATGGTACGGACGCGGGACGGATTTCGGCAGCGAAGTCGAGAAGCAACAGATTCGCCAAATCCTCAACTTCCGCCGCTTCTGCATCGAGCGGCCGATCGGAAGACCCTTCTAAAGAATAACCTTAATAATTTTGCCCTATGTACTCAAAAACAACTGGAAAAATCAAGTTCTACTACAAGAAGGACGTCTTGTTCAACGACGTGTCCCTCATGTCGAACTACATGTGCAAGAACCTCTCCACCAAGGACGGGAATCCGCTCACCGACGAGTACGCCATCTCCGATGACGAACGCGACCTTGTGGATGTCAGCATCCGCGCCACGCTGCCGGACATCTACGAGGCGATGACGAAGATCACCAATTCAATCGAAAATGCCTTTGAAGATAGCGAGACGGTTGACACTGATGAGTGCGTATCGTTCACTATCCAGGACAACGATGCGTACAATGACAACGTCATTACGATGGTGGACGCGAGCATCTACAACTGTCTCAAGTACGGTACGCTCCGGGAGGTCTACTCCACCATCACCCAGGCGGAGTTCTACAATACCTGTACGACCCGCTTCCTCGCCGAGCTTTTCAAGCTCAAGGGCCGCTTGTTCCAGCTCAAGAAGAAGAGCGTGGTCTCCAGCCTCTCTTAGAAGGTTGATTCGCCGCCCGTGTGCGAATGTGTTACGGAGGATGCCCTGCGAGGGGCGTCCTCTATTATTTTCACGGGCTCCATGCCGCCGAACGCGATGTAGCAGCCGACCGCGGTGGTGTCCTGAATATCGTCGTGCGTGCCCTCCATAGCCTCAATCTTTCCACCAGGTGCGTTCATCAGCCACATGGCTTCGTCTGCCGCGTCCTGGGAGTATTCCATGTAGTCTCCCTCGCGGATACGGACGGTGTAATCATCGTAGGCCATGTATTTCGTCTGCTTGTTCATGTGCCATCCGATGTGACGGGTCTCCTTGTCGCGCGTGTTGTCCGGGGTTGTACGCCTGCGGTATAGGTTTTCATAGATGCCGCCGAGCGTATCAAGTACGGTGTATGTATGGTCTCCCTCCGAAACGGCCGCGTCATCGGATTTTCGGTTTTTGGTCTCGTAGGTGTTGGACTCTATGACAAGGAGGGCGTCATCATAATAGTGCGCGATCTGGGCGGCCTTGTACGCGAGAAGGTCCGGGTCGACATGCCCCCTCCAAAGCGCTGCCCGCTCCAGGGCTCCGAACTCGCTGGCCATGGAGATCCTGTCGAAAACCGATATGACGGACCAGTCGGCCCGGTATCCGCGTCCGCCGACGTCGACGGTAACAAGGAACCGGTTCTTCACCTTCTTTCCATCCGGGGATTGGTCCGTGGGTTGTATCCATATTTTCAGAACCTCTGACTGTAGCGCATCGTTCGGATAGAGCTTCACGTTGTCCATCACCTTGTCGCCAACAGTCGCGTCGCCACGGATGTCACCGATGAACTTCGGCTGGCGGACATTCTTCTGGAGCCAGGAAAGCAGGTCGTCCGTGAAGTAACGTCCGCTCTTGGTCTGGAACGCTTCTTCCGCCGTTGTCGGGTACTCGGACTTCATTTGGAAGTCGGTCCAATGGTGCGACTTCTTGAAGTGGTTATACCAGAAGATCCCGTCAATCGTCGCTCCTTGCTCCCACTGCCACCAGTTGTACTCCGTCCATGTTGCGATAAACTCGTCGGCATTCTTGTACCTGGACGTGTATTTCCGCGTGTACCTGGCATCAACATACCACGCGACGAATACCGGACGGATTCCGATGGTGCCGGATTTCTTGTTATCGAGGGCCGCGAGGTACTGCCTGTGGAAATAGTTTCCGACACCCTTTGCTGTGGATTCCATCACAATCATAGTTCCCGGCACGTCCGGCACGGTCGAGTACAGGGCCATCGCAACGTCGTCGCCTCTGGCTTCCTGCGTATCTTTCCAAAGACCGACCTCGGACATGTGGACCAGGGAGAAGTCGAAGGAACGGAGGGCATCAGGCTTTTGGGCAGAACCGATTTGGACACGGCAACCGCGTTCGGGCATGATGCGGATGAGCTCCGTGCCTTCAAATCGCTTGAAGGTGACGGGGTCGCTCCATCGCGGGAGTTTTGCGATAAGGTTCTTATACATCGTCCGGATGTTCACGGCCTGCGTCTGGTCGAGCGCAACGATACAGGAGTGCCAGTTCTCGAACCAGTATCTCTGGAGCCAGTACATATAGCATTGCGTCGCGGTTGAGCCGCCCCACTGCCTGGCCTTTACGAGAAGGACGCGGATGGGGACGCCTGCGAGTCTCTGCCGCTCATACTCGCCGATAAGGATGCGCTGGCCCTCGTTGAGGATGAGGGGGATTGGCCGCTTCGTCTCCTTGTCCTGGATCTTGATGGCCATTGCGGCGCAGAACTCGAAGTCGTATTTGAAACGAAGGTCAAACAGGTTTTCTACAACCAGCCTTCGGTTTTCCTCGTTATCGTATTGTCCCGTAGCCTTGAGCAATCCGCTTGCTCCATTATACTTGATATAAGCCTTGACGAACGGGTCTGCGAGCATTTCATTCGGAACCCAGTACTCATTCTCTTCGATGGTCAGTAGAGAACGGGGGACAACCTCGCCAAGTTCGTCCCCGAGAACCGGGTCGTAAACTCGGAAGTATTTCTTTCTCCTTGCCCTATCCTCGCGGAGCATCTCCTTGATTTTCTCCCTATCTATCGACATACTCCAGACAGTCTTTCAGAAGTGATAATAATTCTTCGTTGCGAGATAGTGTTACTCTTATCTCCTCGTTCGCCGAATTGACGTTCTCGATAAGCGTAAGGATGTTTTCACGGAACGCTGATACATTCACATTTTGAGAATTATTTTGTTCGGTGATGATGTTAAGGAGGCGGCCACGGCTAATCCCGTATCTCAGTGACACGGCATCGTATGCCTCCTTCCTTGCCTGGCCCGCTTCGACTCCTTGACGGATTCTGTGGCCGAATATCGAATAGAAGAAGGTCACTATCTCGCTGTTGCTTCCGAAGCCTGTACGGTATTTAGCCACGGCAAAAGCGGGAGAAGAGTCACTAACCGATGCAAAAATAAAAAAACCATTTGGTTTTCACAAATTGTGAATCGTAAAAGTTGGGAAGCAAGTATTTTCGGCCTGTATTATAAACGCAATCTTATGCCCGAGAAAGAAGAAACTAAAACCACCGCGGCCCCCGTGATGCCGAAGTACCGGGAAAGGCTGCGCGGCCGTTACCCGGACGTTTCTCCGCAGAACGACCAGGAGTGGGACGACCTTGCCGAGCGTGCATACGGCGAAGACGAAGAGAGAATCCGGAATTTCGAGGACAACAACAAGGTCATCGAGGACCTTCTTGATTCCGACAAGGACCTCGCGTCCGTCGTCTCCGAGATGATTGTCAATGGGACTCCTTTCCGTGCCGCCGTCGCCAAGTTCTTCGACCCCGAGAGTCTCGTCGCGAAAGAGGGTGACGACGACTACGAGTACTACCAGAAGTCATCCGAAGAGCGCAGACAGATGGGTCAGGCTTTCCGCGAGCGTGGTGCGCAGAAACGCGCCAACGAGAAGGAAGCATACGACAACATCGACAAGTTCGCTGAGAAACACGCCATGGAGGCGGCCGAGAAGGACGCATTCATCAAGTTCGTAAACGAGCTCTATGACGACCTCTCCGTCCTCAAGCTCTCCTCGAAGACGCTGGAGAAACTCTACAAGGCCATGACCTATGACGAAGCCGTAGCCGAAGCCGCGGAGACGGCCGAGATTGACGGAAAGAACCAGGCCATTGAAGCGACCAGGGTAAAGAAGTCCGAGGAAATCGCCGGAGACGGCGTCCCGACTCCGCGTGGAGGGAGCGCACCGGCCCCGACTCCCAGGCCCAGAAAACAGACCATCTTCGATGATCTTCCTAAACGCAAATTCTAACAAAGAACATCCATAATCCTACCGCTTTATGAAAATCAGCGCATCCCCGTACCGCTTTGCTCGGTACATCGTCGGTCCCGGCTCCGCCGAAGTGACCGAGAGCGTGGCCTCCGGCTCCAGCCAGGGACCCGTTGACGGCACCACCGTCGTTTCCGGCATCGCGCCGGAGACAACTGTCGTGGAGCCCGGCTACCTTGACGAGGATCTCGATAAGAAACTCGTCCTCATCCGTCCACAGGACACCCCTATCGACACCTTCACCCGTACCATCGCCAACAACGAGACTTCCCGCAGCTGGGAGGCCGGCGGCTGGGAGATCGGTACGCGCGAGGTGTTCGACCGCCTTGATGCTGCTTACACCTCCGGCGCAACAATCGCGGTACAGAACCCCGACATGTGGAAGCCCGGAGACACCTTCCTGGTGCACACCATCACCGGTGCCAACAACGAGGACAATGGCGTACTGCTCGACTCCAACAACCTGCCCGTCGCGGGTATCGTGAAGGCCGTCAGCGGTAGCAACCTCACCGTCCAGCGCGTCGGCACCCTTTCCGCTGCCTTCCCGGCTATCGCCGATGAGTCCATCATCCAGCGCCTCTCCCCGGCCGTGTCCGAACTCGAGGCCTCCGTTGAGGGCTTCGCCATCCAGCCGTCCGACCGCAAGTACTACAACCAGACCCATATGACCCAGGTCGAAGAGTCTGTCATCCACGCCCTCCTCAAGAAGAAGGTCGCCATGGACTTCTCCGTGTACAAGGAGCAGACCCTCTGGGACTTCAAGCGTGGTATGGAGCTCTGTAACCTGTTCGGTGTCGGCGGCCTCTCCAAGAACGCCAAGGGCGAACTGGTCCACCACTCCACCGGTCTCTGGTGGCAGATGAACCAGCAGTCCACCATCGACTTCTCCACGGCCATGACCGACCAGGACTGGAACTCCCTCGGCCGCGCCATCTTCGAGGGGAACAACGGCGCCGACCGCCGTCTGCTGTTCGCTGGTAACGGCCTGCTCGAGCAGATTGCCAACGTCGATTCCTACTCCAAGCAGCTGGAGGCCAAGAACACCGAGATGGTCCTCGGCCTGCGCGTGTTCAAGATCGAGACCCCGTTCGGCGAACTCCTCATCAAGCCCATGGGCTCCCTGTTCGAGGGCTATTTCGCCAAGTGCGGCATGGTCATCGACCCGAACTTCGTCAAGAAGTACATCATGGAACCGCTCCAGACGACCCAGCTCGACCTGAACAAGACTGGTCAGCGCCGCGTGGACAACGCCGTGCGTATCCACGAGACCTACAGCCTGTTCCTCCAGAACCTGCCGTGCCATCGTCGTATTATCCCGGCCTAAACCGTTTTCCTTCATAATGCGGGCGGTGGTGTGAAATATCATCGCCGCCCGCTTTCCAATTAGATACGCATCATGGCAAAGAAGACATACCGTACTTACTACCTCAAGTCACTTGACCTCTACCTCACCAATGGCGACGGGGAACGTGTCGTTATCGAGTTCCGTGGTGGAATCCAGGTCGACTCCACCGCTCGTTTTACGACCCGTGATCCAGGCATCCAGGAGCTCATCGAGAGTACGAACGGTTTCGGGCGCGACTACTACATCGAGTCCGTGAAGGAGGAGGAGACCGAAGTAAAGTCTGTAGAACCGGAAGAGAAGGGCCCCGAGCGGAAGGACGAGGAGAAACGGGTCATTGGCGACGTCAAGGGCATGGAGCGTTTCCGCAACCTCGTTGAGATGAAGAACCGGATGGCGGAGCTCGGCATCGAACTCGCCGATAGTTCCAACTACCAGCAGGCGAAGGCGGCTGCCGCAGCAGCGGGATACGACTTCCAGATCAAGAAGAAGTAATGACACGGAACGAGCTCATACAGCAGGTGGCTCTCCGGATGGACGAGGTCACGCCGGACATCACGATTGATGACCT